ATCAGGATTATTAAAATATTTTGTATCTAATAATTCCTGTAGTCTGTCGCCATAAATCTCAAATTCTTCATGTAAATCATTGAGTACATCTTGGGTGGCATGTAAGTGTTCTAATGATATAATGTCATCTAACGCAACATCATACATAGAGTTAATTTTTAATATATTGTCTCTAAACTCAGCAAAGTTTTCCCTACGATCTTCTGGACTTAAGATTCTTCTATAGTTGTCTTGTATAGTATGGTTGGCTTTTTGATTCTGTTTGATCATTTCCAACCATCTATCACTTAGGTCAGTGTCTAAGATTTTAAATTTAATATGTAACTGTTCATTGTTTTTATTACTGGCTGTTACAACTAAACTTTGATCATTTTTCCACATTCAATGCTACCTTTACTGCTTTTAGTTCTGGTATAATTTCAAATGTATCTTCATTGCGTAACACATCTAATTTTGCTGTTTGTCTTAAGAAATGTTTAGCTGCTGACACATTGAACGGCTTGGTTAATTCAAATAAGATATGTTCAAACAATTTACTAATGTTAGTTCCATGCTTCTCGTTGAATTCTGTTATAAAATTTTCCAACTTAATAATGATTTCGTGCTTAAAGTCATCTGGTAGAATACTCACATGATAGTAAATAGGGCTTTCTAACAAATTGATAAAGAAGTTATTGTGATTTTGACTTCTGCGTTTTGGATCACCTCTAATAACACCGATATCAACTAAATGTGTAATCATTTCAGGTAAACGAAATACATTAAAAGCACCTATAGTTAATCCGGGGCGAAGTATGATATTATCCAATGTTGATAATTTTTTCAGATTGGCTTCTACCTTGTGCCATACTGTGCCTGAGCGAATTAACTCGGCTCGTTCTCCGATCTCATCAATACTAGGCCATATTTCTAACTTTCCATACTGCCATTTACTCCAGTAGTCTACGATATTTTTCTTACCGTACTCTAATACAGAACAGTTAGTGTTATAACTTAGTTTTACATCAAATCGTTCCTTAGCGACCAACATATCTAAAATTTGCCAATGTTCTGGCATAAGCAATGGCTCGCCACCTGCGAAGTATATTCGGCGTACATTGTCAATTTGATCATATAAGAAATCATAGTTGGTTTGCTCGCCTACATTGCCAATACTCCATACTTTTTCTTGATCAGCATAGCCTAACTTAGTGGCATCTGGTACCCATGCTGAGCTATATGCTGGTCCACAACTACGACATTTAAAATTGCATAAGTTACTGAATCGGAAGTCCCAATACTTTAAATCCATGGTAGTACATGTGCCGTCTGCTTCGGTAATATCAGGAATAGCGTCAATTACGTCTTGGAAATCTCTACGATGGTACGTTCTTGCGCTTTCTCCTGTGACTCGTTCACGGTCGAAACACTTAGAGCATATGGGTGGTTCTTTACCTTCAATCATGTCCTTTCGTATGGATTTTTGATTGTCGCTATTCCATACTTCTTCTAGTGTCATTGTTTTAAGATCACCAGAAAACACTTTATGTGAAGCAGTTAAGCAACATGGAAGTACTTTGCCGCTAGGTTCAAATGCAAGATGCATCCAAGGCACAGCACATATTGTTGAGCTAGCGTTTTCGGAAATAATTGGTATAATTTTAGTTTGTTCTTGTGTCATGGGATATTTTAAAAGTACTTATGTGTATAGTGTACACGAACTAGAAAGGGAAAACAACTTTTATGGGAAATTGATAGTAGATTAACTATCAATGTTATTTAGCACATTCTCATTAAATTTTGATTTAAGCCAATCGTAGTCATTTACTTTTTGTAATATTCTATCATTGCCTTGGTTTTCTTCTCCAAATTTTCTGCCTGCAATTGCTCCTGCTATGGCATATTTTCCAAAAGATTTATCTGCGCCTAGTGTGCACCAAATGTCTAGACGCTTTTCTGTTTCACGAACCATCTGTCGTTTTAGTACTTTGCCAGACAATTTAGCACATTCCCTAAATGCGCTGCGCCAAGTACTAAACTCATCACTGTTAAACGCAGTAGTATTGCTAATTTTAGGCATTAGTTTAAATTTATCACTTAAACTAGTGGTCATATCTGTGTTATTTGGATCAGCTGATATAACTAACTTAGTTGGAAATAATTTAACTCCGCCATATCCATACTTTAACTCATTTACAGGGTTAATACTACGCCAAACATGGACGCAATCTCTATCAAACAAGTTTGGTTGAAACTTAAAATCCCAATAGTCAGCTAATTCAGCGTCACCGTCAACTACATAAAACATATCAGTGGTTACTATAGATGCCGCTTGTTTGTGTGCAGGCACAATACCCTTTACCCCATTGACTCTCTTGGCATTAGGAGCTTTTGCCAATACCTTTTGCCAATTAGCTTCTGCGTTGGGTTCATTATAACTAATAAACACTACATCTAATTGTTCGGGTAGATTACATTTGATATTTCCGACTACTTTAACGCCTTCTGATTCATGTGGTACAATTTTTGCTGCCCAAACTTCTTCGTAGCTGTTGACCAATCTTTCGTCAACTGTCCATACATGTTCATATGCTAAATCATAATAAGGAATATGATCATCTATAGTATAATCAAGTACAGGCAATTCAGGATTATAAATTATTGTAGGACTAACATAGCCCATGTCTTTCGTAGGTTTAGGAATACCATTTGCTATTTTAAATTTAATAGCCCATACTCGTTCGTCAGTAGGATTGAATCGTTCATCCAGATACCACACATGTTCATAATTTAACTCATACCACGGAATTGATAGATTTAAATCAAAGTCTATACTAGGAATATCAGGATTATATTTTAATCTGTATCGTGGAGTAACATAACCCATATCTTTAACAGGCTTAACAACACCATTAAGCAACTTTACCTTGATTGCCCATACTCGTTCATTAGTAGGATTGAATCGTTCATCCAGATACCACACATGTTCATAGTTTAGCTCATACCAAGGTATCACTACATTGAAATCATACTTCACATCTTTAATATCAGGATTATATTTTATTTTAACATTAGGACTAATATAGCCCATATCTTTTGTGCCAGTAACGGGACAATCTTTCAACGAACATTTCATAACCCAAACTTTATCATTAGTTGGATTATAAGCTGGGTTCAAATACCATATCAACTGATATTGTAATCCTTCTAATTCTTCTAATTTAATTTTAGTAGGATCATTTAAAAACGGTATAGCATCGGATATGTCTGGATTTCTTTCCCATACTATATCATTATTAATTATTGCGGGCCAGTGTCCCATATCTGGAGTCCATGCTTTATTAAAATATTTTGCTACCCACTTACCATTGAATTTCCATACCACGCATTTAATTCCCGGAGTAGGTGGTATATTTTCAATAGTTTTATATAATCCAGTTCCTTCAAATTCTGGATTGACAACTAAGAATTCGTCATGTCCAGCACCTAATTGTGATAACTGTTTATCATATTCTAGAAAGTCTCCTTTCCATTCAATTTTTGTAACTTCTTCTGTGGGTACTTGATAGATGTTTAGCATAGGATAGTATTTAACTACATATATAATAGTCTAAAAATATTTCGCGGTATGTTGCTGCCATTCGTGGTCGGTAAGATGATCTATGTTAATTCTGTAAAATTTTCTTATTTCAGTATCACTATTGAATTTTAACTCAGTTCTATTGTGTACAAACGGCCAATTATCATAGATTGATATATCATAGGTATCCCAAGTGTGAGTATATGTTAGTTTGGGTATTTTTTCTAAATAAGACAACCAATCTCTTACTAGTGAGCAATCTGTTTGTAATACATCATCAATTTTTACTCCGCATATCCAAGCTTCTGTATTCTTTTCCCAGTTATAATAATTTAATCTAAGGGATTGCTTTCCAGTTATAGGATGAGTCTTTAACAAATCAAATTCTTTAATATCTGTGCCAGGAGTATACCAACTTTGTTGTATAATTTTTACACGGGGCAACAGACTTTTCATTTTTGGAGTAAGATAATCTATGGCAT